AGCCGGGGCTGATCACGGCCACGGGGGCCGCGTTGGTCATGTCGGTCATCGGAATGTCCTCAGGTTGCGGGAGGCGCCGCCCCATCACGCAGGGGCGAAAGGGCAGCGCGGGGTCTCAGCCCTTCTTGTTCCAGGGAGCGGAGGCCATCTTTGGCGGGGCGGCACTGGAGGGTGCGGTGGTGGACGCAATGGCAGGGGCCGGTTTGGCCATCCGAGCCGCTGCGCCACGTTCGGGTGGCAGATAGGCGATGGCGTTGCTTTCGCCGTAGCCGTTCTTCGGCGGCCGGATCTTCACCTGAATCGTCATGGGGATCAGGTGCAATTCCTCGCTGTCGCTGACATGCATCCTGCCCGTCGCATGGCAGATGGCCGACAGCGTGCGCTGCGCGATTTCTACCGTGGTCGGATTCGGGTTCACCAGGTTCAGCTGATCGAAGATCTTGCGACCCTTGTGTTCGCCCTCGAGGATATCAAGCATCAGCCAGAGAAGCTGGCCCATGCCGTTCTTGGTGACGCGCATCTCGCTTTCGACAATCTGGGCGCGGTATTTGCCTGCGGGCAAAAGCTCGTGAGCGGTGGTGGGCTCGACGCTGGTGGCGTCAAAGGACATATCGAAACGTGCCATGGTCTTGTCTCCTTTGAATTATTCGGCTGTTCGCAGTGCTGTCGCGGCCCCACTTGGGCCACGCTCACCGCTCGCCATGGCCGCCATGAACTCGGCCCAGCCGAGGGGCAGCGTGTCCGGTAGGCCGTAGCGGTTCTTGGCGAGGAAGGCGGGGCGCTCTTCGGTGTGCATGACGCGCGCCCCAGACCCGAGCGCCCGGGTCACCTTTTTGTTGAAGCCAACATCGGATTTGGCGACGGAAATCTGATAGTTGGCGAAGAGCACCACATCGGAATGCTCTTGCAGCAGCGCCGACGCACGGGCCTGCAGCTTGATCACATACCTGTCGTAGGGTTCATGCTCAGGGCTGTCGAAGCGCTTGATGTCGGTATGGGCGATCTGGATAACCGCCATGCCCTTCTGGTCCCGCAGCGCATTCAGCTTGTCGAGATACTCACGCCAGACGGTCACGGCCTCGGCATAGCCTTTGCCGAAGCCGGGCGTTTCGATGGAGGCCCAGCCATTGCGCTGGCAGGCTTCGGCCCAGATCAGCGGCTCCAGCCAATCGACGCTGTCGATGACGACTGTGCCGAAATCATGGTCCTCGGTCAGCAACGCATCAAGGGCCCCAGCCACCTCCGCATAGCTCGACGCCAGCGGAAAATGCGGCACCTGCAATTTGCCAAGCCCGTCCTCGGTCATGATGAACACCGGTCGGTCAGCATCGGCCGCGAAGGTGGATTTGCCGACCCCGGCCACGCCGTGGATCAGGATGCGCGGCGGCGTCAGCGCCGAGGTCATGCGCAGGGATGCCAGAGAAATGGCCATCAGAGCACCCCCTCGTTCAACATAAGGCGGAACTTGGGTTTGCCCGTCCGCACCGTGCGTGCAGGCTCGAACCCTTTGCGCCAGCTTTCTGGCAGAGCGCCATATTTGCGCTCGGAGACCGACAGCTTGGTGTCGATGAACTCTGCGGGATCTTCGCCGGCAGATGCGATGTTTTCAGCGATTTGCGCGAGTTTTGCCTGATCCCAGTCAATGCGCTTGGACAGTTCGGCAATGACGGTGACGCCATTATCAACGAACCGGGTCGTGCCGGTGTCCTTGCCCTCTTCACGGCGGCATTCCAGCGCGCGCGTCGCATAGCGGACTTCAAGAGCCAGCGCGAACCGTTCAACGACCGCCTTCATACGGTCCGATGCGACGTCGATCTCGGCCTGGAGCGCCACGAGCAGCGACGGCGGCAGCAGGGCCAGTTCGGTCACGGGCAGATTGAGCGCGTCTGTCACGCTCGGGATATTTTCGGGGTAAGCCATGGTTTCTCCGTTTCAGGATTGGGGGGGCGACGCGGCCGGACGCAGCGCATCCGGTGACGATTTCGTGGAAAGGGTTGGCCTTGGGCGCGCGATCGCCCGATAGGCAAAGCGGTCCGGGCCAAGACGGGCCTGAACGAGGTGGACGAGATCCTGCTCTGCAGCCCGCGCAGCCGCGGCAGCAAGATCACGCAGCCCGCGGCGGTGATCGGCGCTCAGTTTGGAAACAGGCGCCGTGGCATCAACCGCGAGAAAGCCCTGATGATAGGTTATCGAGGCCCCGGGTTCGGCGAGGGCAATCCAGGCGCTGAAACCAATCTCGTCATGAGGCTCCGGCTGCATCAGGCCACCCGTACGCCAAGGCTGTCCCCGGTCCGGCACAGATGGGCATGTTCATGGGCGAGGACATCCTCGATCCGGTAGACAATGCGTCCGCCGATTTTCATGTAGGCGGGCCCTTGGCCGGTCCAGCGCCACCGCTCCAGCGTGCGGTGCGAGATGGTCCAGCGCCGGGCCAGTTCCTTTTGCGTGAGGCAGGGTTTTGCGTGCATCTGCGGCTCCTGTGTTGGTTCTGGAGCATTGATGCGAAATCCTGACGTGGGATGTCGTCAGGATCAGTGATGGATACGGAGGGGGATGGATGCCCCGTTGAAACCACTGCAGAAAATGGAAAAGGGGGATGAGCATCCCCCGCTCATCCCCCTCCCGGACCCACAATCATCCCCCTCTACTGGGGATGGGGGCCCTTAGTCGATGTTCAGACGGTAGTTGCCGCGCCCGTCAGATTTGATCAGTTCCCGCCACGACTCCTTCGACTTGAAGACATCCGCCATCCGCATGCTTTTCGAATTTGCCGCGGTGAGGATCCTCTTGCCGCTCTGCCAAGGCTGGCCCGCCATAGCCGCCTGGTGCAACGCACGCACGACGGATGACTGGATGGCGCCTAGCTGGAAGAGATGTCCGCGGCAGCGCACTTCCTTGTAATCGCGGGACGTGAGGAAAGTTGGCTCTTCCTGCTTTGCCCCTGCCGCCCGAAAGCCCGATTTCAGCTCAAAACGATCACGTTCATCGCGTCGGAGCAGCAAATCGCCGATCACGACATAGATCGGGGCGTGGTCATACATCAGGCTGGCATAGCCTGTTCGCTCCTGCCGGAACTCGTTCAGGTGCGCCTCGCCTGACCGGTACAGATGAAAGACGTCGCCGGCATGCAGATCGAGGAGCCCGCTGAAATGTCGCTGCTCATAAGGAACCCGAAACCGCGCCCCATCGATGTCCTCCTCGTAATCACCAAACTCAAGCGGCGTGTCGAAGACCCGGATGGAGAGCCGCAGCTGGTTGTTCTCGGCCAGATAGACGAGGTCCTCCTCCGGGATTGACCAGCGCTTCACGATCTCGGCCAGGGGAAAATAGTCCTTCTCGATCTCCATCTTCCCCCCGGATTCGCGCGTGCGGATGTTGTGCATTTGTTCTAGTATCTTGACGGTCCCAGCGCAATCCTATCTTATCCAATCTAATCCACAGCCCCTTGGGGATAAAATGTCTGAACATCACACCATGGCTGACCGCCTGCAGGCCCGAACGATGCAGCTTGGCCTGAACCCAGCGCATGTTGCAGAGATGGCGGGCGTCAATCGGTCGTTTGTCTATGACATCCTGCGAGGCCGTTCGACGCGGCCCGGCCTCGATCGCCTCCATGCGGTAGCATCCGTTCTCAAGGTCGAGGTGGACTGGCTAATACACGGCATCGGCGATGTGGAAGGCCCTGCGCCCTTCATCGAAAACCCGGACGAAGCTTTCGTCACGATTGCGCAGGCGGGCGTGCGCCCGTCAATGGGCGGTGGCTCAGTCGTTCTGGACGAGCAGGACGCTCCCGGGCGCGCCTATCATTTCCGGAAATCCTGGATCAAGAACGGCCTCAAGGCCTCCCCTTCGCAGCTACGGATCATGAAGGTCGAGGGGGACAGCATGGAGCCCACCTTGATGAACGGCGATACGGTTCTGGTCGACATGACCCGCAAATCGCCAAACCCGCCGGGCATCTTTGTCCTGGATGACGGGATGGGACTGGTTGCCAAGCGCCTGCAGCATGTCCCGAACAGCGATCCACCGGCCGTAAGGGTCATCTCTGACAACAAGTACTATCCCGAATACGAGCGCACCGCCGAAGAGATCAACATCATCGGACGGATCCGCTGGTTTGCGCGGGAAATCTGACGCGGGTCACAGGCAAACACGACTATCTACGCAGCGCCCCGCAGTATCCCTGCAAGCCTCTGTTTTAACTTGAATATCAGCGCCGCTTGGAGCCCACATGGGCCACCAACTCGAAAGGCGCTTCCATGCTCGACATGCTGTCCACCCCGGTTTCGGGGCCAAATCCTCTATGTCCTGACAAGATGTCTGCACACGCAAGGTTTGAGGAACTGGGTCGCATCCTCGCCGCTGGCGTTGCTCGCCTAAGTGCGTCGAAGTCCAGTGGTTTATCTGCGGAGAGCGGAGACAGTTTCGTGGACTTCCCGCCCCGCAAGAGCGGTGGTCGTCGTGTGAAACGCATCCGCACCGGAGGAATTCATGCGCAGAACCAATAAGATAACTGGCAGCAAGGCTGACCCTGACAAGGCAAGGGACCAGACAGTGCTCTCAAGCCTTGCTGCCCTAAAGGCCATGTCGGTCAAGGACCTGAAAGCTGAATGGGAAAAGTTGATCGGGACATCAGCCCCAAACAACAGCCGAGCCTTTCTCGAATTCCGGATCGCCTACCGGATCCAGGAATTGACCTATGGCGGGCCTGATCGTGAGACGCGGCGGATGCTGGACCTTCTAGCCGACGAGGTGGAGGGGCATAGCAAGCGCAAGCACCAGATCATCGATCCTCGCAATCCAGTCATCGGCACGCGGCTCATTCGCGAGTGGGATGGCGTTGAACACACTATCACCGTCCTAAAGGACGGTTTTGACTGGCGGGGCCGGAAATTCAAATCGCTGTCTGCCGTCGCCCGCGAAATCACTGGCACCCGCTGGAACGGATACCGGTTCTTTGGCCTGCGCGAGCGGAAACGGGAGGAGGCATGATGCCCACGGATACCAAACCGAACCGCCGCCTGCGCTGCGCCATCTACACCCGCAAGTCGAGCGAGGAAGGGCTCGACATGGAATTCAACAGCTTGGACGCCCAGCGTGAAGCCTGTGAGTCCTATATTGCCAGCCAAAAATCCGAGGGCTGGGTCGCCACGCGCGAACGTTATGACGACGGCGGGTTCTCGGGTGGCAATCTGGACCGCCCCGGCCTGAAGCAACTGCTGGCCGATATCGACGATGGCCTGATCGACATCGTGGTCGTTTACAAAATCGACCGCTTGTCGCGCTCGCTCATGGATTTTTCAAAGCTGGTAGAGGTCTTCGACCGCAACGGGGTCACCTTCGTCTCGGTGACACAGTCCTTCAACACGACCACATCCATGGGGCGGCTGACGCTGAACATCCTGCTGTCCTTCGCTCAGTTCGAGCGCGAGGTCATCGGCGAACGCATCCGCGACAAGGTGGCGGCCTCTCGCAAGCGCGGGATATGGATGGGGGGTTATGTGCCGCTGGGCTATGACGTGCAGGAACGAAAGCTGGTGGTGAACGAGGCCGAGGCAGCCTCGGTGCATCGTATCTTCCAGCGGTTCATTGATCTGGGCTCCGCCACAGTGCTGGCGCGGGAGCTGCGTGGTGAGGACTTCCGCAGCAAGCAGGGCACGCTGATCGACAAGGGCTACCTATATAGGCTGCTGAACAACCGCGTGTATCGGGGCGAGGCCCTGCACAAGGGGAAGTCTTACCCCGGAGAGCATGACGCCATCATCGACGCGGACCTCTGGGAACGTGTGCATGCCATCCTGCAAGAAAGCCCCCGCAAACGGGCAAGCAATAGCCGTGCGCAGACTCCTGCACTCTTGAAGGGGCTGATCTTCAGCGAAAACGGCACGGCAATGACGCCCACCAGCACGAAGAAGGGGGCTAAGCTCTACCGGTATTACGTGTCCATGGACGTGATCCGGAGCCGCGAGACCGGCGAGGAAACCGCGCCGATGCGGCTGGCCGCCGGCATGGTCGAGGACGCCGTCGTGACCGAAGTTCGTCGCATCCTGCAAACACCAGAGGTCGTCACGCAGGTGTTGGCGGCGCTGAAACGCGACAGCGGTGGGGCATCTGAGGCGGATGCTATCGCGGCCCTTCACGAGTTTAATGCGCTCTGGTCGCAACTCTTCCCGGCCGAGCAGGCGCGGATCATCCAGCTTCTGGTGCGGCGTGTCACGGTAACCAGCGCCGGGCTCGAAGTCGACATTCGGCGCGAAGGCATCGCGGGCGTCATCCGAGAATTGGTCGCGCCGCGCAGGATGGAGGCTGCAGAATGACGAGGCCAGACGATACGATCCGAGTGCTGATCCCGCTGAAGGTGCGCAAGAAGAATGGGAGGCCGAAGATCATGCCACCCGCAGACTATCGACCGAGCGACGATCAGGCGCAGGATCCGCACATCCTGAGGGCCATCGGCCGCGCATGGGGCTGGCGGCGGCGAATGGAAGCGGGCGAATTTGCAACGATTCAGGAACTCGCCGAGGCCGTGGGACTGGCGGAGCGCCATGTCAGCAGGCAACTGCGATTGGCCTATCTCGCTCCGGAGGTGCTGAAGCGGCTGACCTGCGGGCGCGAGGCGTCGGTGGTCAGCCTCTATGATCTGTGCTTTCTGGCGGGGGAAGCTTGGGCGACGCAGGTGGGGCGGGCGGTTGGCTAGGCATAGGACAGAACGTCGTGATCGGCCCATACCTGCCGTTCAGCCTTGACCAGTGCTGCGTAGCCGCATCCCCGGAAGCGGACTTTGGACTCACGCGCTCTTGGTGAGCGACAAGACCTTGGTCGGGAGCTACGACTTCGCCCAGGGCAAGTGGAACCCGCGCGTCGAAGTCACTGTCAAGCTATCCGCCTCCTACCCCTCATTCGCTTGATCTAGGCTAACTGTCAGAGGTATCTTTTTCGCAAGCACTCATAGGGAGATGTGTAACTTGGACGAGCGTTTTCGTATAATCGTAGACGGTCTGCATTCAAAGTTTGAAAGTCTGGTAGGTATG